GCGACCGCTGGCACCTCACCGATGTGTGCTGCCGCACCGTCAAGGGCAACGACGAGATAGTGTCCGCCGTGAAAGTGATGCCCGCCGACCGCTATGTGGTAGAATGCCAACAGGCCTACTTCCCCATGGTGCGGGAACTCCGTGCATCCCTGGGCGATGTCGCCGTGGTGAAGATGGGCAGCGACCACCGGACGAGGATAGCCGCGACGAGCGACTGGATCAGGGCACACGTCCATATCGACCCCGAGCGGATGAACGAGCAGGAGTACGGGCGTTTCGTCAACGACATGCTGGACTATAACGACGAGTCGCCCGCCGAGGTTGCGGTGGCCAGTGCAGCATTGTCGGGTGCCGCCCGCGTCATCATCCGCAACGGGATATAACCTTACAAGCTAACCTTACAAGTTAAACCAGGTTAAGGCGAAAAAATACCCTCAAAATCAGGCCTGCTGGTACAATTTTTGCAACTATATAAGTGTAAGTCAAACATTTAATTCCTAAAAGTTATGAAACCTACAAGTTTATCACCCGAGTTCTACACGAACCTGTACAACGAGATTATCCGCGACTACGATTTTGACCCTGATTGTGATGACGCCGAAGAGACCCAGTGCTCCACCTACATTGATGTCGAGGACTTCCAGGGCTTCTACATCTGCCTCAAGGCCACCTACGAGCTCAACCTCATTGATGACTCCTTTGACCACGCCTTCGGAACAGAATACGGGTGGCACATGGAAATTGGCGAACTCATCGACATCGAGGAAGTGACCATGTACGATGAGGATGGCAATGACGTGAGCAAGTTATTTGACTATGATGCCTTCTTCGAGCAGTTCAAGAAGCGTGAGGTGAAGTTCCTCAACGGCACAGTGATTAAGAGCGGCGACACCGTCATTGCCCACGGCAACTACAACCGCTACGAACTGGCCGAATTCCTCTACCGCGACTCCAGGACCGACGAGTACATCTGCAAGCCTCTCGGATCTCACCGCTATTCGCGCTCCTTCAAGCGCATTTTCCCCAACACCGAGGAGAACCGCAGAAACGCCAAAATCGCATAACGAGAGTATTTTTTGAAACATAATAAAACACCGTTAACAATCAGCACGTTAGCGGTGTTTTTTCGTTTGCTGGGGCGTTTGCGGGTTTTCAAGAATTCGGGGTTTTGGAAAACGAGCATTTTTTGTAAATACTTTTGTGCTTGTATCAATCGCAAGCACATGGGATTTCTCGAAAGCATAGGACTACGAAAGAAGAGCGCCACTCCAGTAGAGGAGACTTCCGGTGCTGACGCCCAGTTGTCCAACATCGAACTTGAGCGGAGGCTGGAGGTGATGGCACGGAAGATCACCGCGACGCCGTATGTGGCGAACGCGAATTTCGTTGCGCTCTACAACTCCGTCCCCGAGGTGCAGTGGCCGATCAACTACATCGCCACCCGCTGCGCCGGGGCAAAGTACCTGCTCAAGAGTTTCAAGGATGACAGTGTGGTTTGGGATAACGAGGCAGTGAATAACATCCTCGTCAAGCCTAACGCCTTCGAGACGTGGTACCGTACCATCTTCAAGCACTTTGCCTACAAGTTACTTACAGGTAACTCGTACATCAAGGCTGCGATGAGTGATGCTTTCGCCGGTGCCGAGGTGCTGTATCAGTGGTGTGACCGCTATGTGACGCTTGAGGCGCCGTTGGTGCACATCAAGTATCAGCGTTTCATCAACGACATCTACGGCGTCGCCGACATCGAGGACGTGGTGAAGTATTACACCCACGACATCGACAGCTACTACCGCACCAAGCCCATTGACCCGCGCTGCGTCTTCCATGACAAGGACGACACGGTGGGGTGGATACCCAATGACCCGTTGAAGGCCAAGAGCCGCCTCTATGCCGCACTCAAGGCCATCAGCAACCTCATTGCCGTGTACGAGGCGCGAAATGTCATCTACGTCAAGCGTGGTGCACTCGGCTGGCTCGTTTCCGACCAGAAGGACGAGATGGGCAGCAAGGCGCTGACCAAGGACGAGAAGAAGCAGATCCTGGAAGAGACCGACAAGATGTACGGTGTCGGTGAAGGCCAGTACCCCTACGGCATCAGCGACGTGAAGCTGCAGTTCATCCGCACGAACTTGAGCATCACCGAGCTGGAGCCCTTCGAGGAGACGCTGGCTGACGCCATCATCATCGCAGGTCTTTATGGAATCCCGAGTGTGCTCATTCCGCGAAAGGACCAGTCCACCTATGCGAACCAGGCGGCTGCAGAGAAGGCTGTGTATTCGTCGGTAGTCATCCCGATGGTGCAGCGTTTCTGCCAGGAGTTCACCCGATTCCTTGGCCTCGACAAGGACTGGCTGTACCTGGATGCCGACTTCAGCGACGTGGACTGCCTGCAGACGGGCAAGAAGGAGGAGCAGGAGGTTCACCGCTCCATCACCGACCGCTGCAAGATTGAGTTCGAGTCTGGGCTGATCACGCTGAACGATTGGCGGGCCCAGCAAGGCTATGAACGGGTGGACGACCCGCTGTATGACAAGCTCATCAGCGAGATGACGCCCGACGAGATAGAGAGAGTAAAGAATTTCATTAACCAAACACCCAAACAAGATGAAGGAGAATTTTCAGCGCCTTCTGTACAGAACGAAGGCGAATGATTTGGACGAGGTCCGTGGCATCGTGACTGTTGCCGTTAACGGCATCGGGATTGTTGACTCCCAGAATGACATCTCAATGCCGGGCTCGTTCACGAAGACGTTGAGCGAGAACATCGCTCGCATGAAGTGGTTCCTTAACCATGACGTGACGCAGCTGCTTGGTGTGCCCCTGGAGGGAGAGGAGAAGGACGGAAACCTCGTGATGACCGGCCAGCTGAACCTCGCCAAGCAGATAGGGCGCGACACGTTGGAGGACTACAAGCTGTTCGCCTCTGCAGGAAGGACGCTTGAGCACTCCATCGGCGTTCAGGCCATCAAGCGTGACAAGGAGGACAAGCGCAAGGTCCTGGAGTGGAAGATGTGGGAGTATTCCACGTTGACCAACTGGGGTTCCAATCCGCAGACGTTCCTTATCGGCATCAAGAATGACAATGAGGGTGACGTTCGCAGAAACATCGAGTTTATCCGTCAGGCATTGAAGATGCGCTATTCGGACGCTCGCTTAAAGGAATACGAGATGAGACTTGACATGCTTAACAAAGCGCTTGAGGGCGCGGTAATCGTTACCTGTCCCCATTGCGGGCAGGAGTTTGTGTGGGACGATGCCGAGAAGCACACGTTCAGCCAGCAGGTGTTGGAGACCGCCAACATGTACCTGCGCTGGATCGCTGAGGACATCGTCGCAGAGGAGATGAGCAAGCTGGCACCCGAAATCCGCGAGGCTGTCTTGTCTATCCTCTCGCCCGTACTGAGCAAGTGCAACGGCAAGATTGACGTGGAGATGGTCGAGAAGTCGCTGAGCGACATCGCCGAGTACGCCTATTGCCCGCACTGCTATTCCCGAGTTTACAAATCGACAATCATGCTTGAGCAGTCCACTTCCGTGACCGAGAAGACCGAGGATGAGCCGTCAGCCGACACTCATGCCGAGGGCGAAGGTGTGCAGGAAGAGAAAGCCGCGAACAGCACTTTCTTCGGGGGCCTCAACCGTGCAATCGAGAAACACTAACCATTTAATCCAGAGTTTTTCATTATGAAGGTTAAAATCAATGACTTCGGTTACAACCTGGACGCTATCCAGGATCCCGAGCAGAAGAAGTTCATGGAGAGCATTCTCGGTGCGATGGCTGACGTTATCAACAAGGCCACCGAGGGTATGCTGACCCAGAAAGATGTTGACACCAAGTTCGACGAGATCAACGGCCAGCTCAAGGGCTACGACGCTGACAAGTTCGACCAGCTGGTGAAGGACAACGAGCAGTTGCGTGAGATGCTCAAGAAGAGCATGGACGTGATTGAGAAGGCCCACAAGACTCCCAACGGCATGGAGGTTATCAGCAAGTTCGACGAGCGTCTGAACGCTATGTTCGACTCTGAGAAGTTCCAGGACTTCGTTGAGGGCCGCACCCGCAAGAGCGGTGCCTTCGACGGCTTCAGCCTGAAGGACATCGTGAGCATCACCGCCAACGGCCTCGACGGTGCCAACTACACCGGCGACAACCTGATTTCGCAGCAGGACCACCGCTACTTCAGCAAGTGGAACCCTGCCAAGCTGCACATGCGTGACGTGGTGAACGTGCTGCAGGGCGATCCCGAGTACCCCACCTACACCTTCGGCCAGGTTTCGAGTGTTGACCGCAACATCCGTTACGTCACCGAGAACGGCGAACTCCCCGAGAGCGCATTCTCGCTGAAGGAGGTTACCGCCAACACCGCCCGCATCGGTACCCACCTCAAGGTGTCCCGCCGTATGCTGAAGAGCCGCATCTTCCTGCGCTCTTGGCTGCTGGCCACCCTGCCTGACCGCATCTACTTGGCAGAAGATTGGGGCATGCTGTTCGGAGACGGCACTGGTGAGAACCTGCTCGGTGTTGCCAACATGACTGGCTGCACCCCCGTCGAGACCATCATCGGCACTGACGTTGTTTCTCTCGCTGCCGGTACTGTTGAGAGCTTCACCTCCTACAACAGTGGTGCAGACACCATCATCGAGTTCAAGGCTGCCCAGCCCGACATCATGGAAGGCATGAAGATCACCCTGGCCAACACCGGTGTGAGCGCTGCCAACGCCACATTCGATGTCATCAAGATGAACGACCGTAAGTTCCTGCTGAAGGGTTGCGCCTACAGCAGCAGCCTGAGCACGGCCAACACCACCGCCACCGTTCGCCACGGTGCTTACCACAGCATCGCTTATCCCAACAGCGCAGATGTGCTGAACACCATCTACGCCGTGATGAACTATGCTCAGTACAGCCCCAGCGCCATCGTGCTGAACCCCATCACCGTGAACGCCATCATGGCTGAGAAGGACACCACTGGCCGCAACCTGGGTCTCGTAGTGAATGCCAACGGTGTGAAGTACATCGGCGGTGTTCCCGTCATCGAGCTGAACAGCATGCCCATTGGCAAGTACCTCGTTGGTGACTTCATCAACGCCGCCAACCTCATCGACTACACTGCTCTGAGCATTGAGTTCGCTGAGGACGTCGACACGAAGTTGAAGAACTACGTTGCCGTCATCGCACAGGAAGAGGTCATCTTCCCCGTTTACATGCCTTGGGCCTTCGCTTACGGCTCGCTTGCTGACGTGAAGACCGCAATCACCGCTGACTAATCATGGCTAACACCAAGATTTACGCCATCAGCGGCAAGGCTATCGACCGCCTCCGTCAGGAGTCCGTCATCCGTGAGGCCATCGGCGAGTTGAGCATCGTGGAGATTGGCGATGGTGCCATGGTGCGCCTCGACAAGCACGAGCTCACCGTCACGGCCGCATCGGGTTCGGGCCACACCGCCCAACTCAAGGCGGTTACGCTCCCCGAAGGGGCTACCGTGACCTGGACGTCGAGTGCCTCTGCCAAGGCTACCGTGAGCAACAAGGGCCTTGTGACGGGTGCGGCCTCCGGCTCCACCACCATCAAGGCCGCCATCACGGTCGGCGGGGTTACCTACTTTGACATCTGCAACGTCACTGTATCGTAACATGAAGTATGTTTTTGAGGGCGAGGACCTGTCCAACGTGCTTCGTGAGAACGAAATCCGCATCAAGAGGGGTACGCTCAAGGTGTACCCCCTCGATGAGGAAACTCCCGAGGCTCCCGTGGACGACACCAAAGAAGTGGCGCTCCCGCAGGACACCAAGGACGTCAGCATGACGGACAAGAAGCAGCCCAAGAAGAAAACCAAAAAATGACACTGACAGAATGAACCTCATTGATTGCTCATATTTCTATGCCGGTCCTCTCGCCATCGAGAATGCGCAGGGAACCGACGACATCAACAACAACTCGGCTGCTGTCCAGGAGGCCATCAACGGCTACATCGAGCATTACCAGGACGAGTTCCTGGACAAGATGGTGGGTGAAGCCGTCGCCGCCCAGGTGAAGTACCACCTTGCAGCCGTCGAGGCCTACGAACAGGCTTTGGCGAATGCCGAGGACGGCGAGGAGGTGGAGCCCTACGCAGATGATGATGCAGAGGAACTGTGCGAGAAGCTCCGCATGTCGTTCGCCCATTACGTCTATTTCAAGATGGTGGGTGACTGCAATCAGACGATGACCATCACCGGTCTGATGCGGATCAAGTCGGCCAACGACAACCAGCCGCCCCGCCAGCGCATGGTTTCCGTATGGAACCACATGGTGGAGCTGAACAAGAAGTTCGTCAAGTGGGCCGAGACGAGCAGCTATGAGGTGTTCTATCACGTCAACATGGTAACTCCCATTAACCAGTTCAACATTTGACGCAATGGACCAGATTGAGGATATTTTGGCGAGTGTGGTACAGGCCGTGAGCGATGCCGTCACCATCATCAAGACCAGGAAAGACGGCAGCACTGAGGCAGTGGTTGGTGTTCACATCAGCTACATCTTCGGCTCGGCGCAGTACATCAAGGACATGCTCGACGTGCGCAGCAAGGGCGTGGGCAGCAACATGCCGCTCAAGTTCCCGCTGATAGCGTTGCAGACGCCCAATGTGCAGACCGTGGACAGCGCAGATTACCAATACCGCACGAAAATCAACCTCATCATCGCCTGTTCGTCGAAGAAGGAGTGGTCTAATGAGAAGCGTATGGAGACGTCGTTCAAGCGCGTCCTGTTGCCCATCTACGAGAAGCTGATAGAAGTGCTGCAGCACGACCGCCGCTTCGACTGGAATTATGGCGGGCTTGAATACGTCCCGCATACGATGTCTAAGAACTTCGACTATGGTCGATATGGCGCTGTGACGCCTTCCGGCCAGGAGGTGAGCGAGCCGATAGATGCTATCGACGTGCGCAGCCTCGAAATTAAGGTTAACAATCAAAACTGCATAAGAGAATATGTCAAGAATTAGAGCTTGTAAGGGCGTGGCCACGTTCAACTCGGGCCAGTCCGCCTGCGAAATCAACTACGACAAGATTAAGGCCATGGTGCTCGTTCCCCACGGCACCAAGCTGAACTATGCGACGCTGGACGACCTCCGTGCCGCCTGTCATGCAGACCTGCCCAACCGCGCCTACGGCTTCCCCGCCATCATCAACTGGGAGCCCAGCGGCGGTGAGGCCCAGTTCAGCCAGATTGGCTACGGTCCCAACGCCTACAACGGCATGAGTGCCCGCACCGATGCGTTCACCCTCGACTCGTTCCGCCACTATCTGCGTGCCCAGATCCTGCAGAATGCCAACGTGGTGTTCGACATGTACCTCATCGACCTTCAGAGCCAGCTCTACGGTCTCGACGACGGTACCACGACCCTCGCCGGTATCCCCGTGACCATCTATCCCTCGGGCAACGACCATCCCGGCGCTTCCGACAAGGCTTCGCTGGTGGTGAATGTCGCCTACCAGGATGTGGAGTACTACATGCTGCACCTCGAGGTGGAACCTCTGCCCTACGACGCACTGCTGGGTGTCTATGGCCTGATGCCCGTGACCCTGCAGAAGATTGGCACCACCGGCAGCAACTACAAGGTTGTTGAGGCCTGGGGCTTCGGCGATGCCACTTCCAAGTACGGCTCGCTCATCGCTACCAACGCCACCTACGTCCTTGACGGTGCCACCGCCGCCACCTACGACGCGGTGAACAACGTGATTGAAATCACGCTTGCCCAGGGCAGTGACGCTCCGACGCTGAAGGCTGCCTCCGTCCTTGAGACCAAGGGTATCTACGGCATCATGCCTTACGTTCCCGCGTAATGAGGTACGAAGGTGTTACCTTCGTCGAGGACGCCTGCAGGAAGATGACCAAGGAGGAGTTCATTGCTCACCACAAGGGAGTCTTTTGGCAGGACCGCGACGAGAAGACCCGCGAAAAGATGCTTGCGGACGTCTATGAGCGGATGTTCGGGAAACCCGAAGTAAAGCCCGCCAGGAAGAGCAAGAAGTAATCAATCGGGGCATTCCGCTGACGTGGGGTGCCCCTTTTATTTTCCATGACATGACAGTTGCCGAGATGAAGGAGAAGGTGCAGCGCATGAAGGACGGTATCGAGTCCGAGGTGCTGCAGTGCATGGACGAGAACGCCGGGGAGATGGCGGTTTCCGTCCGTGAGCAGATGTATTCGGGTATCGACGGAGATGGCAAGCCCCTGTCGCCGTCCTATTCCCAGGACCCGTGGTTCCGCAACAAGCGTGCGGGATTCTTCGACGAGGAATACGACATGTGGGTGCCCTGCTTCATGCACCCCGAGCGATACATCGCATGGAAGGAACACATCACGCCACCCGAGCCGAGCGACCGTCTGGGACTCCCGGCAAGGGACATCGACACCCCGAACCTGTTCATCGTGGGCACGTTCCACGGCTCCATCAGCGCAAGGGGCACGTCGAAGGGTGTCGAAATCTTCACCTTCGGCTGGGATGAAGGCCCCGCCGTCGAGCGCAAGTACGGCTCGCAGATCTTCGCATTGAGCGAGCCTGCCGTGGCGCATTTCAACAACAATTTCCTGTGGCCGTGGCTGCGTA